ATGCACAATAAAACCACACCGGACGCAGCAGCCGCCGCGCTCACTACGCTGATGCACGCGCTTATTGATATTTCTGTTATTGCTGACAGGGCGCATAAGCACGCCACCAGTGAAACAGAATATGCAGGGGCTTTCGTTCCTCATTCGCTGGCGGTTATGCAACTTAGTGCTGATATGGCGCTGAATGAGGCCAAAGCTATCCTGATTGCTGATTGTGAAAATGGGGGGGGGTTATGCTTGATGATCGTTTTAATTCCCTGAAACAGGAATTTTCCGGCGTATCTGATGATGCGGCTGATGCGCTTTCGTCAATGCCAGAACTTATTAGAGCGGCTTTTTTCTTACTTTCCACGAGAGAATATAAATCAACGGGGCTTGATGTACTGAATATCGCCGCCGATTATGCGGAATATGTGGCAGAGGCTCGTTACAGAAGAAAATTTCCTGAGGATGTAAGCCATGCGTGATATTTACCACGAAACAACAGATCGCGTATTTCTTGCACTTTCTCACAGTGAAAATATGATGGAAATATTGCGCATATGGCTTGAAACACTTGGCGACAATGAACGCGACAAACAAAAATCAAGAATTGCCACGGCATTAATAACGCTTCTTGAGCCTGTAATAAATGAGTTGCAGGAAATAGAGACATTACACGACCAGTATAAAGCGCCCCACACCGGAGAATAAAAATAATGAAACTTAAATATTCTGGCTTAACTGCCAGTGGCAACACTCACCCTAAATTTACGCGCGGTGATATTTACCGCGACCAGTACGGCGGTACGGTAATGATTAAGGGCGTGGCGGGACGGTGCGTAACTTACCGCCGTGAAGGTTACGAATATGATTGCGTGATGCCTGTTTATCAGTTCCGGCGTGATTTTTCTCTGGTACAGACCGCGCCGCATAACGTGCCCACCAGCAACGCCAGGGCACGGGCAAACATCCAGAAGCTGAAAACCATGATTAACGGATTCAGGGGTAAAAAATGAAACTGGCACCGAACGTAAAACGATTACCGAAAGATAAATACACCGATGCGATTATTTTTGCGGGTATTGATGCTCATTCATTCGCAGAGCATTACATCATTGCACAGGCAAAAAAAGCAGGAGATCCAGTCCCTCCCGTTTATCTGGGGCGTTATCAGTTAAGCGAACTGGATAACCTCCAGATTGTTGATGATGGGCGATACAGGGCGACGGTGATACGCGCCGGAAATATTGAAGAGCCGCAGCTGTTAACCATCGCCACGAAACTGGCGATCGCCGGAGTCCAGGAGGCGCGGCTACTTTCTGAAAATTTCGAATTGCTGGAGGAATGGAGCGACCAGCTTCCACGGCTTAGGGAGGCATGGGAACGCGGGGAAAGCCTGGTCATGAAAAAAATCCCCCAGCGAAAAACCACGCTACCGATGAGCGTTGGATCTACCGGATACGACACACAGCTTGATTACGTGGTAAAGGGGATTATTCCGGCATCGTCGCTTTGCAGCATATACGGGGCGAGCGGTTCCTATAAATCATTCCTTGCCGGATCGTGGGCGTGTCACGTTTCCACGGGCCGCCAGTGGGGAGGCCGCAGGGTGGCGCATGGCGCTGTTCTCTATGTGGTTGGTGAAGGCGGTATCGGCGTTCCGCGTCGTGTAAAAGCCTGGGAGGTTGTGCACGGTGAGCAGGTGAAAAATCTGTATCTGGTAAACCGTCCCATCTTTCCGGCGGTCCCGCTTGATGTTGATGAAATGGTTATCGCTGCCCGTCAGGTGGAGCGGGAAACGGGTAAACCTGTACGCATGATTATTCTGGATACGCTGGCGCGTTGCTTTGGTGGGAATGATGAAAATGATTCCCGTGATATGGGGGCGTTTATCCGTGGTTGTGACGAACTGAAACGACGCACAGGGGCCACGGTGCTGGTGGTTCACCATTCCGGCAAGGATGAGACGAAAGGCGCGCGCGGTTCCAGTGCATTTCGTGCATCACTGGATGCTGAATACCGGATACGCAGGGAGGACGCAGGAAGCGAAGCGCTGGTTATCTCATGCACCAAAATGAAGGACGCGGAGGAACTCAAAGAGGCTGCCTATGATTTGCGGGTGGTGGAGCTTTTTACCGACGCTGACGGGGAGTTAATCACGTCGCTGGTGGTGGTGGATAAGCCGCGCCCTCCCGTTGAACTGGAGCGCATCGAAGAGGCAGGCAACAAGACGGAAAACCATACCGCGCTATGGGGGTGTATCCGTTCACGCACACAGAACGGCGACAAGTGCACGATCCCGCTGTTACGTGATGACATGAAAAAACTGGGGTACGAAATAAAGCACTTCCGGCGCTGGCTGGGCAAGCTGGAAAAAGACGGCGTTATCTATGTTGACGGCGATGATGTAGGGCCACTGTAAAAAGTGGGTGGCAAAAGTGGTGGGTATGGGGAATTTAACAAAATTTAAACACGATCCCCCACTTTTTGACCTGTATACATCCCAAAAAGTGGGGAGCAAAAAAATCCTTATGAAACAGCATGATAAATGGGGAATTGTGAAAAGTGGGGAGTAAAAGTGGGTATAGGTGGGGAGATGACACAAAAACGCAGAGACAGAACACAGCCAAAATATAAAGCGTTAGACATGACAGAGCACGCTTTAAAGGTGGCAATCAGAACGATAGACCGCCACGCGGGGGAAGGATACGCGAAGGAGCATCCCGAACTGATAAGCGCATTCATGACCACAGCGGCGGCAAACTTTGCCACGCTGACAGAACGGGAGATTGCCGAAGCGGAACAGGTAACAACAATCAACGTTAAAACCGGAGAGGTGGAATCATGAGCGAACCAAAATTTGGTGAAAAATTTTACAAGCACAACGGACGGATCACGATTCTGCAAATAAGCGCAGCTACACCAGGCTGGTGGGTTGAAACAGTCGAAGGATCCTCACCCGTGGCATCATGGGCGCTTTGTGTGCTTAGTTACCCTGACCGCGATGTGTATCAGGATATTCTGCCTGTGATATCCACTGACAAAGGCATGAAACCCGTAGACATCAAAAACATGGGGTTTCAGTGCGTAATGCTCACTGAAAAAATGATGGAAGAGATGAAAAAGAACAATGCCGGATCGCTTCACTGAGGTGGCAATATGACAGCACAAATTGCAGCTTACGGGCGGCTGGTGGACGACCCGCAGGTAAAACAGAGCAGCAAGGGCACACCGGAGCCGCCAACGGAGAACTACGCAGACCTGAGAAATGCAGTAAATCGCACTTACGCAGACATGGGGCTGAGCAAATTAGCAGAGTAGGAATATCAGAACCACACCACGCAGCCGGAGCAATCCGGCTTTTTGTTATTTTTTGTAAATTATTTGTTCGTGGTTGTTCCACGTTGTTCACTGAGCGGATCGGCATATTTTACCCGAACTGAATCATGATTATTCTCGCCCGTGGTGCCAGGACGCTGGGGCCACTTTCCCGCCTGTTAATGTGCTCGCCAATATTCATTACCAGGCGGGAAAACGATCGGTGCGATTGCTGATTCCCTTATGAAAAACGGTTGAGTTTTTGCCGCGTCCTGGAGTTCCTTACTTAACCCCAGGACTTTTTTTATGCCGAGAATAATCGAATTACGCCAGCAGAAAACCGCCATTAAAAATCAGATGCGCGACATGCTGGAGAACGCGGAAAAAGAAAACCGCAGTCTTAACGATGCTGAGGGCGCAAAATTTGACGAATTACGCGCTAAAGCTGAATCCCTCGATAAAGACATTTCCCGCCTTGAAGCCATTGCAGACGAAGAGCGCAGCAAGCCAGGTAAAAGCAGCCAGACCACTGACCCCGCAGAACTACGCAGCTACATTCTGACAGGTGAAACCCGCGCATTAAGTACAGGCGTTCCCGCTGATGGTGGTTATACCGTTATCCCCGAACTGAACACCGAAATCATGCGAATGCTGGCGGATGAGTCCACCATGCGCCGCATCTGTACCGTGAAAAAAATCAGCAGCAACGAGTTTAAGCAGCTTGTTTCCGCTGGCGGTGCGACCGTTAACCACGGTGAAGAGGGTAAGGCACGCGAACAGACCAGCACCCCGCAGATTAACGAGGTGAGCATTAAGCTGTATCCGGTCTATGCGTACCCGCGCACCACACAGGAAATCGTGGATTTTTCCGATGTGGACATCCTTTCATGGCTGACGGGTGAGATTGGCGACACCTTCACGGAAACCGAAGAAAGCGATCTGGTTGTGGGCGACGGTGACAAAAAAGCAAAAGGTTTTTTATCCGTACCCCGTGCAGAGAAGAACGACAAAGAGCGTGATTTTGGTACGTTGCAGGTAATTAAACCTTCCGAATCTCTGGCGTGGACATCTGCGGACCCGCTGATCGACCTGAAATTTGCATTACGTAAAAAATACCGCAAAAACGCGGTCTGGGTGGTTAACTCCACGACGGCGGCAAAACTCCAGAAGGTGAAGAACGCGAACGGTGATTACATCTGGCGTGACCGTTTACAGGCGGGTGATCCTGATACGTTGCTGGGCCTTCCGGTCGAATATCTGGAGTTTATGCCTGATAACGTTATTGCCCTGGGTGACTTCAAACGCGGTTACTACATTGTTGATCACGAAACAGGTGTTCGCACCAGACCGGACAACCTCACAGAGCCGGGTTTCATCAAAATTTTCACGCAGAAATATTTAGGCGGTGGCGTGGTGGATTCGAACGCGATCAAGATTCTGGAACTGCCACAGGACGACGATTAACAGCATACAGAAGGGGCTTAAAAGCCCCTTTAGTGTTTTATGGGTGAAAAAATTATGAAGAGTATGGAAATCCGGTCATCGGAAATCACCACCAGCGGCAGCAACACGCTTACAGGCTACGTTGTTCGCTGGGATAAGCTTTCAGAACTGTTATGGGGTGAGTTTTACGAAAAATTCCAGCGGGGGGCGTTTACTGAATGGCTTGCGGCGGGTAATGACGTTCGCGGCCTGTATGAGCATGACCACAGTATGTTACTGGGGCGCACCCGTTCCGGCACGCTGAAACTGGAAGAGGATGAAACAGGGTTACGCTTTGAACTGACCCCACCGGATACCAGTACAGGGCGCGACGTTATCGAACTGGTTAAACGTGGTGATATATCCGGCATGAGCTTTGGCTTTCGCTCCCGTAAGGATGTATGGGATACCACAACAGATCCATGCGTGCGCACCGTGCTGGTGGCGGAACTGTACGAAATTACCGTTACATCGGTACCGGCTTACCCCGATTCCGGCGTGGAGCTGGCCCGCCGTTCCCTGTATGAGCAGCACCCCGAAAAAATGCCGCGTGCGGATAATCGCCGCTGGTGGGTGGATTTAGCGGGGGTGTGATATGTGGCCTTTCAGAAGAAAAAAAGAGCAGCGCAGCATGACGCTTGATGAATTTATGGCGCTGGCTGGCACATCGAACACGGGGGCGGGTGAGTACGTATCATCGGGGACAGCGGAATCACTGCCTGCCGTCATGAACGCCGTTACGGTCATCTCTGAGGCGGTGGCTACTATGCCATGCTACCTGTACCTGGTACGCAATGAGAAGGGGAAGGAGGCCCGCGAGTGGCTTGATTCTCATCCGGTCGATCACATCCTCAACGAGCGCCCGAACGCATGGCAAACCCCCTACCAGTTTAAGCGAATGATGATCCGCCACTGCCTGTTAAACGGTAATGCTTATGCGGTTATTCAGTGGGGGCGTGATGGTTTTCCGGCGGCTTTACATCCTTACCCGCCGCAGTCGGTGAACGTGGAGCAGACAGGCGAACACAACTGGCGCTATTGCATCACTGACGCCTACACCGGAAACACCCACAACTATTTACCGTGGGAAGTACTTCACCTTCGTTACTCCACGGATGACGGCTTTATGGGGCGCTCACCTGTAACCATCTGCCGCGAATCGCTGGGGCTTGGGCTGGCCCAACAACGCCACGGCGCGAGCGTGATGCGTGATGGCATGATGGCGGCAGGGGTTATCACGTCAGGCGAATGGCTGGACGGCGTGAAGGGCAAACAGGCATTAGCCGCACTGGAACGCTACAAAGGGGCCAGAAACGCCGGAAAAACGCCCATCCTTGAAGGGGGGATGAGCTATCAGCAGCTGGGCATGAGTAATCAGGATGCTGAATGGCTGGCCTCCCGTCGCTTTACCATTGAAGACATCGCCCGAATGTTCAACGTCTCGCCGATTTTTTTGCAGGAATACAGCAACAGCACCTACAGCAATTTCAGCGAGGCAAGCCGCGCATTTCTCACCATGACGATGCGCCCGTGGCTGGCGAACTTTGAGCAGCAGATAAAAAACGCCCTGCTGGTGGCCTCGCCTGTACCTGGTATCCGGTATCAGGTGGAGTTTGACAGCGCGGACCTGTTACGGGCCACACCTGGCGAACGCTTTGCCACCTATGAGTGCGGCATCAAATCCGGCGTTATGTGCCCGAACGAAGCCCGCGAACGTGAAGGACTGTCACCGCGTGATGGTGGTGATGAGTTCAGTCAGGCATGGAAACAGGAAGTAAAAATCAGCGAGGGAGAAAAACCGGAATGAACATAGGGCGACTGCGTGACAGGATAACGATTCAGACCCTGAAACAGACCAGAGCCATGACGGGCGAAATACTCGAAACGTGGGAGGACGGTCACACACTCTGGGCAAGCGTGAACATGATCAGCAGCAAGGAGGCCATTTCATCGGGCGCAGAGCTGGCGATTGGTACCGTAAGGATCTGGATACGGTACCGGAAGGACATCAACGCCACCAGCCGGATAAAGGTCAGTACGGGGCCGCTGGCGGGGCGTGTACTGAATATCATCGGGCAGCCGTTGCCGGATGTCGCCAGGACACGCCTTGAAATTCTTTGTCGTGAGGGCGCGGAAAAATGACAGAAGAACTTATCACCCTGGAAGAAGTGAAACTCCATTGCCGTATCGATGGAGACGAGGAAGACCAGTTAATCAGCGGATACATTGCCGCATCGCTTGAGGCGTGCCAGATACACATAGGCAGGCGCTTTGATGACGGGCTGGAGTTCACGCCAGCCATAAAGATTGGCTGCATGATGTTTATCGCTCACCTGTATGAGAATCGCCAGATTGTCGCGGATAACGCAAAAACACGCGTACCCATGACGATTGGCGCACTCTGGACGGCTTACCGTGATGTGGGGGTGTACTGATGCCGTGGCAACCATTAAGACGATGCACAGAACCAGGCTGTAACAGGCGCGTTAAATCCGGCAAGTGTGAGGAGCACAGGCGGGCAGCATGGCGTGCAGAGGATGCCAGACGAGGACACCGCCGCGCGCGTGGATATTCCAGACAGTGGGACAAATACCGCGCCATGTATCTGAGTAAAAACCCGTTATGCGTGCGATGCCTTGAGAAGGGGATATATACGCCCGCCGTGGTGGTGGATCACATTATCCCGATTAATGGCGGTGATGATGTTCTCTTCTGGCCCGAATGGAACCATCAACCATTGTGCCAGGCGTGTCATAACCAGAAAACGAAATGGCTTGATCCGGCAACAAAAAGCAAGCGTGCCGCAGGTGGATTTCGTGAAGAGGAAGAACGGGCCGCTAACCGCAATAACTGGATGTATGACGCTGATGAATGAGCGGGAACAAAACCGCCTTATCCGTGGACTTATAAGGCAGCGTGACGCATGGAAGACACAGGAAACAGGGCATAAAGATAAAGCGTCAGGACGCGCAGAACGCATCACAGCGAAGCGATTAACCGACCGTGACCGCGAGGTTATGGAATGTTTCCGCAATCGCTGATGAGGCTGTATGACGGGGTGGGGGGCGTTTTCAGGACAAACCCGACCCCGCCGGGCACCGAACGCCTCCTCAAATTTTTATGCACGGGAATTTTTTGAAAAATAATCTGGCGAAAAAATAAGCATGTCAAGACCACCGAAAGCCCCCGCCTACCTGGATGATATCGCCGTGAAGCAGTGGCGGGAAAAATCTAGGCAGCTTGCGGAACGGGGAGACCTGACCCCCGCCGACTGGAGCAATCTGGAACTGTATTGTGTCAACTACTCCATTTACCGGAAAGCCGTTGCAGACCTTGCGGCGCGCGGGTTCAGCATTGTTAACAGTCAGGGCGGCGAGAGCAGAAACCCCGCATTAAGCGCAAAATCCGACGCTGAAAGAGTGATGATAAAAATGGCCTCCTTGCTCGGTTTTGACCCGATAAGCCGCCGTAAAAATCCACCGGAAACAGAAGAAGAGGACGAGCTTGACCGCCTGGAATAAGTACGCAGAAGACGTAAAAACGGGCAAAATTCCGGCCTGTAAACGGCTGAAACAGGCCGTTAAACGGTACTTTTCGGACCTTGAAAGCCCCCTTTACACGTTCGATCGTGAGGTTGTGGAGCGGTTTATTGCCTTTTCCAGGGTGTGCCCGCACGTAAAAGGGCCGATGCGTGGCAGATCCATTGAGCTGGAGCCGTGGCAGCAGTTCGCCTTTGCGTGCATCCTCGGCTTTAAGGTTAAGGCCACCGGACGGCGCAAATACACGAGCGCCTTTATCGAAGTGCCGCGCAAAAATGCGAAATCCACGACCGCCGCGATTCTGGCTAACTGGTTTCTGATTATGGAGAACGGGCAGCAGGATATTTACACCGCAGCGGTGAGCCGTGACCAGGCGCGGATCGTTTTTGATGATGCGCGTCAGATGTGCCTTTTATCCCGACCGTTACGCAGGCGGGTGAATATTCAGGCCCACAAGGTGATGCACCCGAAAAGCAACAGCCTGTTAAAGCCGCTGGCAGCAAAAGCGGCAACCATCGAGGGCACAAACCCAAGCCTTTCCATCGTGGACGAATACCACCTACACCCCGATAACGGCGTTTATTCCGCGCTTGAGCTGGGGATGGGCGCACGTCCCGAAGGGCTGTTATTTGCCATTACCACATCGGGCAGTAACGTCGTTTCAGCCTGTAAGCAGCACTATGATTATTGCTGCCAGATCCTGGACGGCGAAGAGGTCAACGATTCAATTTTTGTGCTGATTTACGAGCTGGACGACGAAAACGAGGTTGATGATCCGGCGATGTGGATAAAGGCTAACCCTAACATCGATGTTTCCGTGGATCGTGAAAAACTGGCCTCAACCATCCAGAAAGCGCGGGGTATTCCGTCGCAATGGGTGGAGATGATGACAAAGCGATTTAATATCTGGTGCCAGGGGGCTACCCCGTGGATGGGTAACGGCGCATGGGCTGAGTGTGCCGGAACGTTCACGGAGGAAGATTTACACGGGCAGGAGTGTTACGCGGGGCTGGACTTATCATCAACCAGCGATATTTCCAGCGTGTGCTATGCCTTTCCGGTCGGTAAAAATATCATGCTGGTTTCCCGTCATTATCTGCCGGAGTTCCAGCTACAGAACCCCGCCAATAAAAACCGCGCTGTCTATCGCCAGTGGGCTAAAGCGGGCTGGATACGCACAACGCCAGGTGACTGCATTGATTACGACCGGATCAGAGATGACATCATGCAGGATGCGGAGAAATTTAATATCAGGCTGGTGGGCTTTGATACGTGGAACGCCACGCATCTCAGGACGCAATTACAGGGGGCTGGTTTTGAGGTGGAGCCGTTCCCGCAAACCTACCTCAGATTCAGTCCGGCGGCGAAATCGTTCGAAGTTTTTGTTAACCGCAGGGTGATTGTGCATCGTGGCGATCCGGTGTTGTCCTGGTCGATGAGTAACGTCGTGATGCAGAGTGACGCGAACGCCAATATCAAGCCGAACAAGAAAAAATCACCGAACAAGATAGACCCGAGCGTAGCGGCGCTGATGGCGTTTGGTACATTCCAGGCAGAGCATGAGGATTTTGCTTTTGATATAAGCGACAGCCACCGCCAGAAACTGGAAGAATTTAGCGGGGTGTAATGAGGTCAGCAGCATGACAGAAGCCGAAATACTGCGATTAATCCGCCGCGTCTCTGGAATCAGCCAGCAGGCTGACGAACAGACCACGCAGCCGGACAGCGTGACAGCCGAAAATTATGCGCGTGTTGTTGCTGAGGTGATGCGCCGTGATGGTATCCAGCTTAATGATGCGGATATGCGCGACATACGGATCCGCGTTCTGGAAATGCTGGCCTACAATCGCCGCGTTGAACTGTATCGGGAGAAGGAGAAAATCACGTACCACTGGAAGAAGCCGGAGCGGTTACGGCGGTTACGGCGGTAACTTGTTGATTAAAAGGCGGCTCAATTCTGAGCTGGGTAGCTGACGGCGGTAACTGTTTGATATTCCCGATAACGCAAAATTGCGCTGGCTACATCCCTCACATCTGAGGACTGTTAACCAGCAGGCCGGAATATATTCACAAACTACGAAATTTTCGTAGTTTAATTACTCGCCAGTTTATCGTTAACTAGTTGATATTTTCGGAAACCTCAATTTGAGGAAGTCGGCGCGGTAACTGTTTTATATTCCCGATAGCGCAAAAATGCGCGGTCGGGCAGAATGAGCACCACCTCAATCGTGACGGAGAGTGACAACCAGTGACACACCGTGACAAAAAGACGGTTTAACCGTTCATTAAAAATCGACGTGATTTTGTGCTTTCCGGATGACGTGGCCAACGTCATTTTTTAGCGAAAAATTCTGATTAAGGTCACTGGCTGAATGGTCATAATGACCACGCAGACCATCGAGGCAACCATAGCGATCATCGTTACGGTTGGAGCTTTTCCGCCATTGGTGGAAAAGGTGCACATCTGGATCATCATTACGGTGATCAAGGGTATGTAAGACCCACCAGCCTGATTAAAGGTTAACCGGAAAAAAATCCGGTAGCCCCGTTATGGGGATCCCCATATCGGGGAACATCCACCAGCTTCATAACGGATAGCCGGAAA